CATATGCACGACATGAGAAAAATATCCATACTGGGAGATGCCAGTACAGGGTGGCAGGTGTTTGTTGTTTATATTAGATTGATTTTAATTAAAAATATTAATCTCTGCGTCCAGAATTACATCTGCGACATAAAACTTGTATATTTCCAAGCACATTGGATCCTCCAGAAGCCAAAGGTAAAATGTGATCCGCCGTTAGGTCTTTTTTACTTCCACATCTTGAGCACCAGGGCTGTATCTGTCTTGCTAATTTACTTAACTTATTCCACTCATGATCGTAGGATCTATTTTTTCTTCTGGGATCTCTTGCTTCTATTTGTCTTAGACAAGGATTACATGCACTTCCCCTGGAGAGGGTACCACAATATAAACAAGGTGAATAAAACTTCTTTGGCATTATTCTATTTCATTGTTAATATTATTACATTCTTCACACTCATGGTCTTCATCATAATTATCATACTTGACCATGGCACCCATATGTCCATTGAATAATGTTAGTGCTGTTAGTGTTCCTCTGTTCAATAATGTTTCTATTGCATCAAAGGATAATCTCTCATCTGTTTCCAAACCTACTTGTACTGGTCCTATTACTAAATGCATATTGTACATAGGTTTATTCCTTTATTGGGATTGATTGGGCTATCTTTACATACCGCCAGATTTTGGGTAGGCTCTGCCCTGTTGTAGTCAAGTATACCAGATATAATTAGTTTTATCAAACTTCATTCCTAACTTGAGATATCTTGGCAATGTCGTATAGACCATTCCTCATAGGTATCTTATGGGTTCTGACTATCTTATTCAGGTCCCGCTTTGATAGGTTAAGCCATAGACAAATGGCATCCTCATCCAGCCAAAACCTTCTATCAGGGTTAGCCATAGCCAACTGGATTAGCCTATAAAGAGTCCATTGTGTCCTACATTTTAGGCATGATATTTCTGATAGGATCTTCTCAATATCTATAACCACATGGGCTTTACAGCCTTCTGTTGGACATGGGATTCTTCTTGGCTTCTCTATGAACTTCTTTGTTACTGATAGTCCTTTGGAATGGATCTCTTTAACTTCCGCCCAAAAGTCACCAACCCAATCCTGCTGCAGTGACCAATCCAGATGCGATAGATGGAACTTGATTGTTGCAGCAACCTCTTCCTCTATGCTTGGCTGTCTCTGTAACAGGGCTGGTGGCGTTAACTTTCTACCTCTTCTAATCAGCGCCTCATATCTATGAAGCATTGGTAATATATCTGTAGCCATAGAATAATCCATCGCTGACACATTAAATCCTATTGATCTTTCTGAGGTAGGTGATCCTGACCCAGTTCTGCCTGGAACCAGGAAACCTTTTGCTTCTTGTTGTAGTTGTGGAATCTCTGACAGGTTAGCACTGAGAGTAGATGTACATTTTCTACATAGTAATCTTTCATCTATTGCTTCATGCTGACATGTCATGCATTCCATGTTTACTTATTCTCCAATTGTTTAAATAAGTCATCAACTGTGTTGACCTTTGCAAACTCTTTCTGAACTAATGTTTGCTCTGTTGCATTTCTTGTAAACTCTTCTATCTTTTCTTGTCTTGCTTGTAGTCTTTTCTGATTTGCTGGAATTGCAATGCAAGCAATGAATGCTGCCCAACTAAACATATAAGACATTACTGCCCAAAACAAAACTCTTTTGCCTAAAGAAAATGCTGCAAACACTGTTAGTGCTATCCACATATACTTCATTCTTTATTCTCCTGTTCCTCGTATTCCATGAAGCCTATCTTCTCCATCTTTGAATTACACTTGTCGCAGTTGCCTACAACCATACCTTCATACTCAATATCTATTTTCTCACAATCTCTGCACCAATAGATATTTACTGTTTGCACTCAAATATCCAATCTTCAAGATCTGCAAAGAATCTATCTAATCCTTCTTGATATTCCATGTTCTTAACAGCATTGACACATATAGTGGCTAAGGCTATTTCTAACCGTTCCCGCTTTAATTCTGGAGTATCAATGATTTTAGGCATTGCCAACCACCGTAGTCTCAAGACCTTGATCCTTAGCATTCTCACCCATCATTTGATGAATAAGTACGCCTTCTTCCCATGCCTCATCAGATACATATGCTGACCTGCTTGTGCTTGGTAGTACTACAAGTGGTCCTCCAGTATAGGAAGACATACCTGTTCCAATAAAGGTCCATTCTGCTTCTGCTTGTTCTGGAGTATAACCAAAACATAGTCTTTCGCTGATAAAGTGATTCTTAATTGCTTCCATTTTTATTCTCCTTATTTCTCGTTTTTAGATAATGACTTCTACATAATGATAATGCATAATGACTCTTGTCGCATCCTGACTCTGAACATTTCTTCCTGTTATTAGCCAAGGAGTTCTTATGATTTAAATTGCGACATTGTTTGCAATAGTAATCATAGCCATCGTCATTTTTACGCAATGGCTTTGATCTATAGAACAAACTATAGTCTTTCTGCACATTACATTTTATACATATTTTCATTTTTTCCCATGGTTTTCTGGCAATAAGTTCTCACGACTTGTGAGCACATTTAGATGATCTACATTTACACATCTTTTGTTACCGCAAATATGATTAATAACTTTTGAATCTGCATTAAACTTACCTGCAATTGGTAATGCATCAAATCCTTTTTCAAGTGCCCAAGCAAATCTGTGTGCCTTGACACAATCATAAACAGATACACCTTCAAGATACCAAGTTATTCCAAATCTACGATACATATCTCTATTGTCCCACATAGCACTATCAAACTCAATACAGCCATTTGGTTGTGGTCTTAACTTACTCTTAAATCTTTTTACTACTGCTGGATCTTTTATACCAGCCTGAATTGCTCTGTCCTTATTACTTAATTTTTCTTTCATTACGACCACATCTCCTTATATTCACGAACTGTGGTAACGCCTTTATATTCATGACATGGTACGCAGTGACCAACTTCTTCTTGAACTATTCCTTCACAGAATACGCATATCAGCGTTTCTGGACTTAGTGTATCTAACATGTTGTTCTCCTTATATTTCTCGTATTTACAGTTTCTCAACTGTATACCTTAAGTATATCAGAGTTTTAAACAAAGTGTCAAATAACTATGGTCATGACTGGTTAGACTTGATAAAAGCCATCTTCCCATAAATCTAATAATCTCTGGAAATAGGCATCATATTTATATTTAATTACATCTATAGAGTATTTACTAATAGCATGTTCTCTAATAGATTTATTATCCAGGTTCTTTACCTGTTCCGCCGCTTTTTTAAATTCCCTCATATTATGACATTTATAGCCATTGAAGCCATCAATAACAGTCTCAGTAAACACACCAAAATCTGTGCTGATCACAGGTGTTCCTACAGCCATAGACTCCACATGAACATTGCAGAAAGGTTCTATGTACAGAGTAGGCGTAAAAGTGGCTATAGCACCCTGTAGAAGCCTTGTACGAGCCTCTGTATCAACTGTGCCTATGTATTCGCCATAAGGTGGAATATAGTCTCCAGGACCTGCCATAATCAATCTGACGCCTAATTGCTCACAGACCTGACTGGCTATATCTACTCCTTTGCGAGGAATCATTCTGCCTAAATATAAATAATAATCTTCCTTCTTTTCTCCAAGCGGGAACATAGAAGGATCTAAATATCCATTAATCACAGCATCATAGAAATTACCATCTACGCTTGTTGGATTTCTATGCATTGAATAAATAGAATGCATCCAAGCATATGACTCAAAAACACGATATTTAGCAAATGTGCCACCATAGCCAATTCCAAACTCTACAGTCATATATTCTGGAAATGCATCTGCTATTGGCTTTTGAGTGGTTCCACCAATTACACAAATAAAATCTTTTTGTTGAATCCGCTTTGATATTTCTTTTATAGCGGTATTATTAAACATCTGCCATGCTGGCAAGGTATTATCAAATGGAGCATTTACAAAATGTCTTCCATCTAAAAAGTCTAATCGTTCTTGCTCTGATACACAGGTTATTAATTCTGTTACATTGGCATCTGTTTCAGTACCTGCATATAAAAATACCTCGTGACCAAGAGAATGCATCATGTTGCAGAAATACTTAACCTTAGCGGTATAAGCACAATTTGCAAACTCTTTAGTCACATTTGTGTGAGGCAATGATATTACATGAAAACGCATTATCTACAGCATTTATCTTCGCATGTGCATTCAGCAACCATTGAAAGAAGCATTTCCATTTTATCTTTAGCAATGCTTAAATCAATTAATGCGCTTTCTAATTCCTCAGCAAGGTACTTCTGTGGGATTTCCATAATCCTCTTCTGAATCTGTTCTCTTGGTGTCAACGGATAACTCATTCCGCCCATTTTGTAACTCCTCTATCGTTTGTAGTTTAATTGCTTGTACAAGATTTAATATCCAAGCATTTGCAAATTGCATTTGTTCTTCATCTTCTGATGAGAGAACTATGTCTCCATCTATTATACTCCAGGTATTCATTATTTGAAACTCCTTCTTCCAGGAACTGTTGGTCCTTTTGAAATGTTAGTTCTTTTGTTTCTTACCTCAGCAAGTGTAGTGCCTATGTTAGGCAGGTCTTTGCCAGGATTTCTTTTTTGGAAGGAAGTTATATATCTTTCCAAATACTCATCAATAATCTGCAAAACCTGTTCATCAGTCATATCGTTTAATTCTGATGGACTATTGTGTTTCCAGAATCTGCTCATTAAACCTGGCTCTTTATTTGTCATTCTTGCTACTCTCATAAAAATAATATGCCCAACCAACGCATATTGAGATAACTACATTTTCTATCAACAAATTAGTTACACCAGCAAGAATTATGGATTTTAATACTGTGTCTATTTTTAGCATATTATCCATTTTGGTCTACTCCCATTTGCTGCATTTCTAAGCGTTTAAAGTATTCTTTCTTTACCGCTTTTTTCCAGCCTTGTGGTGGTGGATATGGAATTCCCATTGATTCTAATTGCCATCTCTTGGGTGATCCATTTTGCATAGCCCTTTCCAAAAGCGGAAAAGCCACAGTAGACAAATCAACAGTATTTACTGGCTTATAAAAACATTTGGATTGGTCTTGATGTTTGACCTTTTTAGTCTCATGATGCCAATAAACATATTCTCCAATTTCAATGACCTTATTGCATTTGTAGCATTCGTTTAGCCATTTGTTTTGGAATAAATGTAATTTAGATTTTGCTGTCATTTGGACACCCTGCGCTTTGGCATTTTCTTTCTGATTCCAAGCCATTCACATACTTCTGGCAGGTGTCTTGATTGTCCTGGCATTTCTGGATTCCATAAAATCTCATCTCCAGTAACCATAGTTCTGTTACATACTACGCAAGTATTTTTATACTTGTTAACGATTCTTCTCCAATTGGAAGAATCAATAATACTCCCCGAAATCATACATTCTCCTTTTATTCTCTAATATAGTAAATTTTACTATAGTTTTAATATTCTAATATTAAGAATATTAAAGATATTAAGTTTTAAGAGTAGCAACTGTGCTTGAAAAAACAACCTGACCAGTATTAATTATAATACTAATCAGATGCTATTCAAGAACAAGAAACTACTTAACACTATTTCTGTGCTCCTGGTACAGACACAACCTTAAAGTCTGTAGCGCATTGGTATCAGTATAACAGATGTTTTCATTCTTTGTCAAATGAGCATAAAAAAAGCCAGTCCCAGGAACGAGAAAAGGCAGGAGAGCCTAAGACCTGGGACTGACTATAGGAGGTGAAAATACTGATTATGGCAACCAGTACTTTTATTATAACATAGCACAGATTCTTATGTCAATCTGCGAAGTTTCTTACTTCTACTTTTGAACCATCTTCTGTGAGAACATAGCCAAGTAGGTCTGTGTCTTCTAAATCAGCGCCTTCTCTTGTGAAGGTTGATTCATATTTTACTTCAGACATTAGTACCATCCTTTATTTTTAAAATGATCCCAAGCATTACATGGATGTACATGTCTTCTTGAGATATAAGCAAGAGTTGCAACTAATTGTGCTACTCCTGCATCTGATTTATTCATGCCTAACCCTTTGTATGTTGAGTTTAGCATTTGGCCAATACCACTGGCTGTGGATTTGGGATTTTGTGCTTCTGGGTTCCAGGCGCTTTCTTTGCCTATCAACTTGGTGAAGCACCCATATTGCTTTTTATTAAGTAGTTCCTTAGCAACTTCCTTTGCAGATACCTGCATCAGAGGAGGCCTTGGTTCATAAACTACAGGAACTGTTGATTCTGCTGTATTTATTCCAATGATTAAAGCCAGCAAAATAACAATTACGATATTTCGCTTAATATATTGCTCCTTTGGTTATCCCGATTTATGCCCGTTTAAGGCATTCCCTGAGATGCCTCAAATCCTTGCTGTGAGGCCCATAGACGGGTTTTCAGCCTTCTTGTGTACATTCATATCACTTAGAAGACTTAAAAGGCCCAGAATCGCTTCCAGGCCTTCTGCAGTTGAACGCTCAATATTTAAATTTGTGTGTAGCGATTTACTGCATAGTAGTAATTTTACCAGTTATTTGACTTTTATGCCAAACTCTGTTGCTTTTGGATCTACCGCTTTTAGAATAGGTCCAAGTAAACCTGCGATAAATGCATTTGCCAATACCTTTGGCTCAGTCTGTCCAGCCATCCACATGGCGACAACAGCAGCAACTGCTGCTCTTAGATAAGAATTTAATCCTGAGATTAACTTATCCTTGTTTGATATTTCTATTTTTGCTTTAGCCACGATGTTCTCCTTCTGAGTTTCATGTCTTTTATTCTTTGTTTTACCTTATCAGGTGATTCTACTATTTCCCAGTGCATTTCATCAGGACGAGTTTTGTAATCGCCTCCCCATCTGAGTCCATACTTTTCTGTGAGTTCCCTGATAATCTTCTGTTGTTCTTTTGTAAAAGTATTTTTCTTGCCTAAAGGATGCTTTGTTGCATTTAAATCTATAGCAGTTCCTGATGCGTGATTACTCAAATCAGAATCACTACCTCTGACTTCTCTATAGGCGTATGCCCAATCATCAAACACTCCTTCATCAATAGGTTCTACTTGAGCGTGGAACTCTGCTGCAAAGGCAGTCAAGATTACTCCAGCATCTTTCTGTAGTCTCATTTTTCTGTTAGCGTTTTTGATCTTAAAGACCTTTATCCCTATTTCTTTTTCATTAGAAGATGCAGGCCATCCATTTTCAGATTTCATTCTTCACCTTTTGATACGAATGTTTTCTTGCGTGGCTTTGGTCTATTTGATTCAAGCAAAAGTAAGAAAATCTCATCTACTCTTGCCTCAAGCCTATTTACTTGGTCCTTTATGCTGGATCCGCCATTTGGCTTCAGTTCTGCCAGGTAATGCTTAACCAGCCATTTTACTGATCCAGCGAATGCTACTGCTATTGTGATTGCAGAAACTATAAAGCCTGCCCATTGCTCTATGCTCATTTGTTGATCTCTCCTTGTATCCATTTGTATGTTTCAGACAAGCCATATTCCAGATTCTCATCTGGTGCATAGCCCAAAACATTTTTAATTAATTTATTGTCTGAAGTTCTTGCATGGACTCCAAGAGGACCTGGAACATGCTTCTTAGTTAGTTTCTTTCCTGCTATTTCGCATACGATATCTACTAACTCATTTATAGACACATTTCTTTCTGAACCAATATTTATTGGCTCAAAGTAGTTGTCTTGTCTATAAAAATCTATTGTTGCTTTGATACATTCGTCTATGTATAAGAATGAACGATGTTGTTCTCCGCTTCCCCAAATTTCTATCTCATCTGTTGCCATTGCTACTTTTCTACATATAGCAGCAGGTGCTTTCTCTTTACCGCCTTGCCAAGTGCCATATGGGCCATAGACATTGTGGTAACGAGCAATCTTATTCTTCATGCCATAATTGCGGTTATAGGCTAAGTAAAGCCTCTCGCTAAATAACTTTTCCCATCCATACTCTGTGTCAGGTTGAGCGGGATACACAGAATCCTCAGACATAATCATCTTATTAGGATCCATCTGGTT